TCTCAACAGCACACAAGGCGTCCCACTCGGCAACGAGGTCTTCGTCGGTGAGATTGAGCCAGGGAGGAGGGCCCTGGACAGCAAAGAGGGGCCAGTACGCGTCCAGCCCTCTGACCTTGCGGATGAACTGGTCAAAGCTCCGGTACTGGTAGTGGGCGACCTCCAGCGCAGGCTCCAATGGCCCCTCGGGTTCAGGGAGAGTGACATCATGGTTGCCCGCTACAAGCCGTGCCTCAGGAGACGCCCGGAACACGACCTTGGCGCGCTGGGGCAGGATGGCGCGGCGCTTAAAGTCGAGGTACCTCCACGCGGGGCAGTACATCTTCTGCACCCCGCCAGGCACTAGGGCCAGTTCTGCGGCCACTGTGCGCCCGCTGGGGGCATAGAAGAACTCATCCGCGTCAAAAGGGACCACCCACTCTGCGCCGACCACGTAGACCGATTGAGCGAGCGCGGTCATCTTCTCAGGTTGGTAGAACACCGGGGTCTCATCGCGCAGCAGGACGATCGGCAGTTCAAGCGCTAGCTCTTGGAGCAGTTCCCACGTCCCGTCCGTACTCATGTGGTCCTCTACCCACAGTTGGTCGACCCCTTCCGCGACGGTGTGAAGCAGCACCCGTTCAAGGATGTCGATCTCGTCCTTGACGTGGCAGATGCCGGCGATCATTCGATGACTCGGACGTGGAAATGGACCCGATACTCGGTGCCATCTACGATGAGCGAGCCGTACCCGCCGTTGTCGTCATAACGCCAGTGGACATCAGAGCCGAGGCCAGACGCGAGCAGATTGCCGATCGCCTGAGCTACCTTCCCCGTCGTACCAGCCCAAGGCGGGCGACGCTTGGCCATCTCTACGGAGCCTTTCACGGCAGCCAGCCTTCCATACGGCGCTCCCCGATGTGGTGGACGCGGGGAGGGTCGGTCGTTTGGCCGAGGTAGCCAAAGCGGTAGCCCTTCGCCAGACAGGAGGAGGTGACGTTCGGCTCAGTCCGGGGGGACGGATCGGCCAGGGCTACCGCTATGACATCTTTGGGGATCAGGCAGGGGTTGAAGGTGAAGATCAGGTCCGTGTCACAGAAGCCCTCGTGGTCCTCCCAACGGTCCAGTTCGACCGCCATGAGGTCACCTACCGCGAGTTCGACGGGGCCGTGGGGCTGGCGCTTGAGGGCTAGCTGGGCGAGGTAAGGGTTCTCCTCAAGGATCGCGGCCATGCGCTCTAGGTCCACCGTCTCGGTGTAGATGAAGTCGTCCTCAGCGTGCCAGACGTAATCGAACTCCGACGCTGCCAGCCAACCTGTGCTAACCGCGGCGCTGCAACCACGACGTTCGGGGTGGTGGATGATGGAGAAGTACCCCCCGAACTCGTCGTCCAGCCAGTCGGCGTACTCAGGGTCGCCCGAGTCATCGACAATGATCTCATGGTCAAAGCGCGGGAAGCTGTCCACAAGGCTGGCGGTGGTCTGAGTGAGGAAGTTCTGCCGGCCGTCGGTGATGACCACTAGAGCGACGTCGGTCACTTAGGCCCCAAGTGGCGCAGGGCCAGGAACCCAGCCTTGCGCGCCGCCTTGCAGTTCTTCTTCCGGTCATCGATCAGGGCAGAGGCACCGACATGGGTCATATAGTTGACCTTTTCCTCGGCAACGTGGTCCTCGGGGCCCCCAACGACGATCAGCTTGTCGTAGCAATCCCCGCACCCAAGAGACTCTAGTTGGGCTTTCTTCACGTCCAATTCCTCTTGGGAGGCCGGGCCGGGGGAGCCGGTGAGGACGTGGACCTCGCAGCCTTGAGCCTTGAGGCCCTCCATGAGTGCCCTGTAAAAGTCGGGGGCCGCACTGATCGTGTCATCCAAATCGAAACAGATCAGCATGGTCACCTCACAACGGGATATTCAACGCACCGGCAATTTACGTGAGTCGGAGGCCCTCCGTTGGGCCATGAATCGTTGATCCCGATGGGGCTGACATCGGCGTTCTCCCGGCAGAGCTCGCAGCAGTCGGGGTGGACCGCCAGAGCTAAGCCCGCAATGTGATTGGCACGGTAGAGAGCACGGCGAGCAGCGGTCGCAGCCCGGTTGTACTCCTGGTGTGCAATCACCTGGGCCCGGGCGGCGTCGTGGATGACCTCTTCGACCTTGGCAACGGTGGCCTTCATTGGGGCCCCGTCCCTGACCGCGGCGGCGATGATGTCCGCGATCCGGTGAAGCTGCGTCTCGGAGATGCCCTTGATCGTGATGCCCTGAGCCTGGAGCAGCTCCTCGAGCGTCCCACCAGGAAGCTGCGCCGCGACCTCATGGTGCCCCGGCACCCACTGGTCCCAATAGCCTTCGGGTAGCCCTAGAGACGGTAGGGGCTTCCCAGAGGCCTGTGAGGCTTCGTAAGCGCCTTGAAGGAGTGCGTCGCCGTACAGAGCCGTCAGAACGGCCGTGAGGCCCCCTAGCTTCAACTGGGCGTTCAGCAGAGCGAGGACGGCGCTACCCACCCCGCCAGCGGTTGCTAAGGCCGGTCCCGCCAGGGCAGCGCCGGCACCAACCCCTGCTGCGCCCACGACGGTTTGGGGAGAACTGATCAAGGCTTGAAGCTGCCGCTGGTACTTCGGGGTGTTCTGCGTCCCCGGCGCGGTCGGCTGCATCTGCTTGTGGACCGAGGTGTACGCGGCGCGGATCGCGTGGCGCACTACGTCGCCTTCGATGATCTGGGCCATCGAGTCTTGGACTAGGGGGGTGTAGTGGGCCAAGATCGCGTCGGTGTGGCGGTGGAACGACTTGAGCAGGGGCTTGATGTCGCCGAGCTGTTCGGTGACCTTGTCCCTGATCTTGGGATCGTCTAGGTCGTCGCGGTGCCACCAGGCGGCTCGAGAGACTTCATCGCGCTGAGGTCGGAGCGTAAGGTCGGACTCAGAACCAACACGCACGACAAATCCCTCGTACACGCCATCATCGGATACCCACCCTCCGCAGGGAGCGAGCCCCACGGGTAGAGAGGCACCAGTCTCTTCTTCCCACTCGCGGACTGCACCAGCCCATACAGATGGGTCAGCGGAGCCGTCGTGGCCTCCGTCAAGTCGACCCCCGGGAAACTCCCACCTGGCATAAGCCTCTCCATCGTCGTGCTTGTCGGGCAACCGCTGGACCAACAGTACACGGCCAGTGTCCTCGGCCTGGACAAGGATGCCGGCGGCTTCTCTGTTCAGGCCCCCTGAGGGGCCCTCACTTTTCCCGCTGACCGCGAGAAGGCCGCGATCACCTCTTCCCGCGTGCGCGCAGCCTGTAGGTGCTCCCAAACGGGGTCGGCGATGCCGAAAGGCAGGTCTTCGAAGCGGCGGGGAGGGAGGCCCTTCTTGACCCGGTTGAGCGAGTTCTCGCGCCAGCGACGGAGCAGGGTCTTCTCGGCCTCGTCTTCGTCGTCGTCCTCGGGGTCCTTCTTGACCTTCGGGCCGATCAGGTCGACGCCTTGGATGCCGGTGTCCACCATAAGGCCACCTGTGACCGTTGTGGGGTTGGAGAAGCCACGCGTGACGCCGGGGCCTCCGGTGTTGTCGATCGAGGTGCCGTCCTTGGAGACGCCCATGCGGTCCAAGAGGGCGTCGATCAGTTCGTAGGCTTCTCCGAGGGCGTCCTTCTGGGCGTTTTTCGGTTGGGTGGGGCCGTCGCCGGTCGCGGGCTTGGTAATCATGGGGGGCTGCTGGGCGGGGCGGAACTGCTGGGCAGAACGGGGGTCGGCGTTCTCAAGGGCCATGTTCGTCTGCATCTGCGCCGTCGAGTTCTGCGCGTCCTTGTAGTCCTGGCTCCCGATAACAGGGAGAGTGCCCGGCGCGGAGATGAACGGGTGGTCGATGAACTGCTGCTCCTGAGCGGGGCCGTACGTGGTCGCGTCCACCTTGCCAGCGAGGGAGTGGATCGCCAGTAGAGGGATGGGGCCACCGCGGGTGTTGTCCATGATCCGCGGGGTGGGGATCTCCCGGCTGATCCGCTTGCCGAGGGTCATACGCACCTCGTCTGAGGAGAGAGTCCCGTTCTTGATGTAGAGGTCGTTGGCCTGAGCGACCTCCAGGCGGTGCTGAGTCCCTTGTCCGGTGTCGAACTGGATACGGGCCTTGAGCTTCAAGTTCTCGAGGATGAACTGATTGATGACATCTTCGACGAAGCGGACCACGGGGAGAGTACCCACGCGGAACTGCACGTCTACCTGCACTTCTCCTGTCGCGCGGTTGACATCTTCGGTGAAGCCCAGGTCGTTCGCTGTGACCCCGAAGGCGGCCGCGGTGCAGCGCATCAGATAGAGCGGGAACTCCTTGTCAAAGACTGTCTCCTTGACGGGCGTGAACTTCGCGCCACCGGGGACCCAGCGGATTTGGTTCAGCTTGGACTGGTCGCCGAGCATCACAGCGTCCCAGGTCTCCTGCCATTGTTCCACTTGGATCGGGTCCGAGAGGTCAGGCGGGGCTTCCATGAAGCCCGCCGGGATAGTCCCTTCGGTGAACCACTGGAGAAAATGCCACTGGAACCTGATATCCGTGTTCGCTTGGATTAGGACGGCTTCCATCGGGGCAAGGCCGTACTGACTCTCAGGCAATGGGTTCAACCGCTGGTAGATAATGTCGTCGGCTGTGAGCCACACCCAAGGCAAGCCTTCAATGATCTGCACGAACGCGGGAACCGTGTCGCCCTCCCAAATACCTTCGGGAGTCGCATTGGTGTCGTCCTCGTCAGCCGGTGGCCGTCCAAAGAAGTCCACCAGGGGAATTATCGTGGCCCCGCTGATGACCTCCAACGCAATCGGGTCTCCAGCCTCGTTGCGGCGGATGTAGAGCGAGCCGGCGTCGTAACGGAGGACGTCTTGGAGCCACTCCGCGAGCCAAGTCCTGAAGGGCTGACGCTTGTCCGGCGAGGCCATGAACTCCTCGGCCTTGGCGATGTCCTCAGTCGCGTCCTCTAGGACATTCTGCGGCGGGATGAACTGGAAGTCGAGCGACCTAACGTCATTAATCAGGTGCCGAACGGCGATCTGCGCCGCGTAGTACGAGTCAATGATCGCCTTGAGGGTGCCAAAGCTGATGCGGTTCCAGCGCGGGACGAGCTGGACGTTCTCCCCGACGGAGTAGTCCCAAGTCCTCGGTGGGCGACGGTAGCCCCAGAAGGGGTCGAGCGGCCTGCCGGGAGGGAAGGGGGGTCCCCACGACAGGCCGTGCTCAGCTAGCGACGCCTCTAGCTCGGCGGGCGCGCGGCCGAAGGACGACGCTAGGTTCTGGGTGACCCTCGCGATCAGGGCGTTGTTGACCGTCCCCTGGTTGCTCCATGAGGTCCCTGGCATCTTGGCGGCGTTGCCAGTCAGGAACGCCTTGATGACCGCTTCGGAGGCCTTCGCGAACGCGAGGTCATCAACTGCCTCGGCCTTCACAAGTTCGGCCTTGGGGCGACGACGCAGAGAGATCGCCACTACCGACGCGCCGCTGCCAACTTGAGGGTCCTCTCGTGTTCCATCGCATCGACCTCTTCGTGAGTGACCCCGCAGTTGACACAACGACCATCAGGCCAATACCGATGTTTGCAAGCTCGAGCCGGGATGACAGACGCGCCTTGGCCGATCAACGAGGGAAGTGGGCGCTCAGCCGGGGGCTTCGGGTTGGCCTCCTGGGCAGCCTGCTTGTTTTTCATGTAGTCCAACCACGAGTGCCCGAGGCCGGTCCCATCCCCAAGGAGGATGCGACAGGCCATCCCTATCGCGACAGCTTGGTCGTCGTGCGCCCCGCGGTCGTGGTCAAGGCGGGTAACCCCCGGTGAGCTCTCCCGCAGCCTGACCTTCAAGAGCTCGTCCTTCAGTTGCGGGTCGTTCGGGACGTAGATCTGACGGTTGCGGAACGTCTGGACCAAAGCCGTGGCGACCTCGCCAACAGACGTGGCCGTGAAGTTCCACTCCTTCGCCCTGACCCCGCGTAAGTTCAGATTTTGGACCGACCCTCGGAATTGCGACGGGTCGGCATAGACCGGGCACCTAAACCACGCTGGGCTGGCGCTGACGATCCAGTCCTCGACAGCGCTGACCTGGATCGGGGCTTTCTTGGAACCCTTCCAGCGCTCAAGGTGGTCGATCACGACCCTCTGCGGCCCAAGCCTGTGGAGCGGGTCGATCGGCTCCTTGTGGGCTATGACCATGACCGTCGCGTCGTTCAGGATGCCGAGGTCGACGGTCATTATGTAGTTCGTGCCGGCCCTTGGTAAGAGGCTCTTGTACTCCTGGGCGGCGAAGTCCCAGTCCTCCTCGGAGACCGCTCTGTCCTCGTCCTCGGACCACAGGTTCAGAACGAGGCGTTCGTACTCCGAGGGACGGAGCTGCCACTTGAGAGAGGCAAGTTCTTCCTCAGCGAGCCAAGGTACGGGGCCGGGAGCCTCAGAGACGCGCCAGAGGGGGTCGTCCTTGCACTTCTCGTAGATCTCATGGGACCAGTGAGACGGCTCACCCGCGGAGGTCAGGATGACGAGCTTGCACCCCTGGACCTTCGGAGCGGCCGTGTAGAGGGCCGTCCACACTCTCTTAGCCCCCCGCGTCTCGGGCCACTGGCAGAACTCGTCTGCTACTAGCAAGTGGGCGTCACGGAGGCCCCAGGCCCCTGAGTCGGACTGGGCCAAGACCTCTACCCACGCGCCGTTCGGAGCTCTGAGCTTCTGTGACTCCACGATCACCGCGCCGTCAAGCTCAGGGGTGCGCGCCACAAAGCCGTGGGCGGCGTCGATCACGATCGCGGCTTGATCGGTCGAGGCAGCGACGACGTGCCCGTTTGCCATCGGTGGCGCGTCGGTGGTCAACCAGGACAGGGCGATCGCAGCCATGTCCGTCGACTTCGAGCCACCTCTTGGGCGGGTGATGAAGTGCCAGTTCGGGCGCTGGTCGGAGAAGATCGCCTCCGCGTCCTCGATCTGGACGGGCCAATCGGCGGCTGCTTCGCCCCAGGGCCTGCCGTCCTCAAGACGGAGGGCCCACATCCGGTCAAGAGCTTTGCTACTCACCTACTGGTCTGCCTTGGGCCTCGCGGATGCGCCGGCCGTCACTGGTGAGCTTGTCCAGGTTCTCATTGCCGAAGTGCCGCGCAAAGCCCATATTTTTCGCTATGGAGGCCCACGCGGCGACCGTTAGACCGAGTTCCTTCGCGTAGTTGAGCGAGATCTGCTCCGACTTCGCGATCTCGGCCATCAAGGTAGGGGTCTCCTTCATGGTCTCCAAGACGCCGATCTCGTCGAAGCGCTCCGACATGGCCTCGTACATCTGGTCCAAACGGGCCTCGGCCAGGCAGTAACGTTCGATGGCTCGCGCTGGCATGAAGACGACCTGTGGGTAGAGCCCAACCAGTTCCTCCATGACCTGAGTCGCGTGCTCACTAACGATGGCGTCGGAGTAAGCGCCGTGCCTGATGGCAGCACCTTTATTAGCGAGGGCGAAGGAGCGCTTCTGCTTGTCAGGGTGCGCCCCCCAGGAACGGACCACCCCGTCCACTATCTCTATGTGCTGGCCGTCGGTGGTCTCCACCATCACTGTTCCCATCCGGTCCTCCGGTGTGTTGACAAATGCAGCGAGCGGACGTACCGTGTAAACACGACTACGAAAGGGAACCTATGAGCATTGCGAGCATCCGCAAGAGACTAGAAGCTGCAACTCCAACGGAGTGGGTAGCTGCGACTGGCACACGACGGCAGTATGGCGTGGTCGGGACGAAGGACACCAACGGGCACTCCTACGCCCTAGCCGTGTTCAGTGCCGTGCCAGCCACTCATCGAAAGGCCGATGCTGAACTCACCGCCCACGCCCCCAAAGACCTAGCACTGCTGGTAGAGGTGGCCGAGGCCGTTGAGTTGTGGGCTTCTCTTCGCCAGCTCCCCCTCGAGCACCACCTTCTGGACGCCCTAGAAGCCTTAGCGGCGGCCGACTGATGCCGACCCCCTACCGCCACTTCCGCTGCTCCGACGACCTATGGAAAGCGGCCGATGAGATAGCGCACAAGACCGAGACCACGGTGTCAGGCCTCATCATCGACTACCTGACAGCTCTGACCTCGGGGACGATCGAACCTCTAAGTCACGCTCAGAGAGAAGGGGCGGCGGCCACGATGGACCGAGAGACCTGGGAGAGCATCCGGACTGCGGCCGCTAAGGCGATCACCCACGAGGTCCACATGGCCGTCAGGGGGGCGCTCCTGCACATGGACAACCCGCTTCCAAGGAGAGCGGTGGCGAAGACTTCTAGGGCCATAGTCCCCGAGGTGAACATCCCCCGCCCTGTGCGCGAGCCGGCGAGGCGGCCCAAGAAGGAAGCCGGGGCACCGATCGACCCCGCCAAGTGCAAGCACGAGGAGTTCCGCCAGCGCAAGCTCCAGTTCGCGACGCTCTGCACCTGCGGGGCCATCAAGAGCGAGACCGGGTGGAAGCTGCCGAAGAGGGTGACGAAGTGAGCGAGCCTGCCGCGTGGTCCAAGATCCCGCCGATGGTCTGTAAGGGCCTTTGCGCCGAATCCTGTGGGCCCATTGACGCCAGCCCTCAAGAGAAAGCCCTGCTCGCCATGAGGGGTATACAGCTAGCTCCTATCGCGGAGGCGGTTACCACCATCCTCCTGGGCGGCGACTTTTACTGTCCAGCCCTCAAGGATGGCCGCTGCACCGTTTATGACGTGCGCCCAACCGTCTGCCGGCTGTGGGGCGTCGTAGAGGGGATGCCGTGCCCCTGGGGGTGCGAGCCGGAAGGCGGGAGGCTCCCCGACATGATCGGCCAAGCCATCCTCGCTAACTCGCTGAATGAGCCATGATCCTCTACGCCGGCCTCCTTGTGCTGCTCTACCCCCTGTTCCTGCTCGGGGTCTTCATGGCGAGCTTCATGGCCGCCGCCGCAGGGCACTACTGGTTGGCCTTTATCTATTGGGGCCTCACCGCGCTGTTCACGCCTTGGTTCCGCAACCCGGCCTACAAGAGCGCCTTGGGCTGGGTGCTCGGGCTACAGGGGTGCGCGCTGTTCGTGACGGGGCTGGTGGCGGCTCTAGCGAAGTAATGGGAGAGGGGGACCCCCGAGGTCCCCCCTTCCCCTTGCTCGTCGGCGACCCTTCCCTCTGTCCCTAAGCCGGCCCTCTATCGGTTCGGGCAACCGGCCTGCAACGTTGCGCTCGGGGAGCTGGCAGGACACCCGTCTAGCTGGGGGACTTCATCGGGAGTGGGTCTATCTATGGGAGTCTTCTGTGGTGGCGGGGGCCAGGAATCGAACCTGAGACTCAGGGTTATGAGCCCAACGAGTTGCCACTACTCCACACCGCTATCACCTGTGATCTTGCCACGGCGGAGCTGCGCCGTCAAGCACCTAGAGAATCCAGATCACCAGGGCGATGGCAACCAGCACCAAGACGATGGGGACGAGGTAGCGCATCAGAAGGCGAACAACAAGCCGACACTGACCAGGAACAGGACCAGCACCAGGAGGACCCCCGTCGCCCAGAAGTTGGCCCGGCCGTAGGCGCTCAGGCCGAGGATGGCGGCGATGACGCAGGTGAAGGCGGCCAACAGGAAGCAGACCTGAGCGAGGCTGATGTTGGCGGCGGTGAGAGTGGCGAGGAAGTGCATGGTTCCCCCTTTCAGGGCTGGTGGTGCTTGCGCTCTGTGGCGCTCGAGATGAGGACACGCAGCATCGCCGTGCAGGAGGTACACAGCCGGCGCCGGAGCTCGGTCTTACCATCGACGACTATTACTATCCTGCGCGTCTTGAGGTCGTCCTCACCGCAGATGGCACAGCGCGGGCGGCGGTGCTGGTGCTTATGGGGTCTCGGCATGAAGCTCGATGGTGAACCAATGGCTGACCCCGCAGACGTCGCAGGTCACAGCCTGTTCCTCTCGGGGGACGTCCCTCTCGGGAACAGGGATCACGAGCAGGATCTCAGCGCCGCAATCGCAGTGAAGGAGTACGCCCTCGGGGGTGCTCTCAGCACCAACCAGGCCCATGTCAGTTACCCGAGCCGGGACGGGGCCGGTGACGGGGTTCGGCTTCCCGGCCCAGCGCGTGAGCAGAAACCCCAAAAACCCTCACTGCCCCGGCTCAGGACCTAGTACGGCTTCCGCCAGCTCAGCCAGCGCAGTGAACTGACGGCCGTAGGGGGCTGGCTCGGTCCACAGCCTCGCCAGTTTCAGTAGCGCCGGTGCCGCGTTGCCAAGTACGCAAAGGGCTTCAAGCTGGGACTGAGGCAGGTCCACTCGAGGTTGGTGCTCGGTAAGGAAGCTGAACCCGCCCGTAGCTAACACTTCAGCGACACGTTCCCTCCTGCTTGGGGACCAGTCGGTACGCAGGCGCAAGGGGAGGGCCTTCTCTGCGGCCTCTAGGGCAGCTAGGGCCTCGGCTACGCGGTCAGGGGTCACGACGCGGCCAACCACGAAAGCAACTGAGCCACGTCGGGCAGCACGGCATCATGGAGCTTATACATCAACTCCGGTGTCACAATCGGCCCGTCGAGGAGCACTGCGGTGCGCTTACCCATCCCAGCCATCCAGCCGATCTCGTCGTGTGCGGAGCGCCCGCAGGGTAGGACCAAAACGCCGGTATCGGCTCGGGTCATGGCGTCGAGGTCATTGTGAAAGCCCTCTACCGAGAGCGGGTGGTCTAGCCCTCGGATGTACTCGCGTGCGTCGACTTCCTGTTTTTCGATTGAGAACGAGGGCATGACGCTCTGCCATGCGAACCCGGTCTTGCCGGGTCCCGGGTTGCGGAAGTCGTAGCAGTCGATACCAGCGTCACGGATCGCGGCAACGACGACGGGGTGAGCCGGGCAACGCCACGAACTGGCGACGTAGACATACTTGGCGCTCACGCCTGCACCTCATCAAAGGTAGCCAGAGCGGCCCGAGTGGCGTTCCTGGCCTCCTCTCTTTTCCTGTGAATCGAACTAAGACCCGCGTCACGTAGACGCTGTTCCAATCGCGCCGCCTCGACTACTTCAAGCGCCTTGGCGTAGCGCGGCAGCAACTCCCTGAGCTCTGCTTTCTTGGTGGCGAGCTTCGCCTCGTAGTGTTCCTGCGTCATACTCTCCATGCCGTCATTGACGCGGAGATGGCCCGAGCGACCCCGGCCTTTGAAGCGGTTGAAACCCACTATGTCGTCGCGTAGCCGCTGAACGGCCTTTTCGTCGGTGGGGTCGATGTGGAAACGAGCTAGCCACCCGTCCCGCTCCAGACGAAGGTCTTTCAGCTCCTGCCTCAGTTTGGCCCGGTCCTCTCGCTCCTCCTCCAGGTCGTGGAGAAGGTAACTATGACCCGGCACTGCACAAGCCTCGCTCACCGCCCCGTCACCCTGTCCAGGTTCGCCAGAGCATTGTCCAGGTTCGCCAAGGCATTGTCCAGCCTCACCAGAGCCGGGATGTCGAAGCCCTTTGATTTCAGGTTGCGGACCGCGGCGATCACCTCTTGCTGAGCGCGGTACTCAGCCCAAGGCACTGACTGGTCCGCGAGGCCGGCGCAGGTGTGACATTGATAGGGGACGAAGCCATGAACGCAGATCGCGAGCTCAGTCGTGTGGACGGCGGTCATGGCTTGCCACCCTGCGCGTGGTCCAAGTGGTCCAGCGCGTTTACCAGCACCTCGTCACCCATCCTGTCGAACGAGCCACGTCGCGTCCGCGCCGCCCCGGCAACCTCCAAGAGCGCCAGGTACTCGTCCTCGGGTAATCGGGTTACGGAAAGCTCAAGGGCCCTGGCGTCTACCACCATCGTGAGCGCATCATCTAGCTTGCTGAGGATGGCTCTGAGGTTCCTTCTGTTAGAGCCAAAGCGGTTGAGATCGCCGACAGCGGTGGCCCGATTGCAGGTTGCTACTTCTTGGGCGGCCTCTTCAATGAGCCAATCAAGAACCTCGCGGCTGCTACGTTCGGGGGTCACTTCTTCAGCCCCGCGTGCTCGGCCCAGGCCATGACGGCATCGTGAAGCGGGAACTCGTAGAACAATGCCCCACAGGAGCAGCCGGCGACGCTGTTCGTATTATCGTGAGCGGCAACGGCGCGCGTGAGGCGGTGCTCAACGTCGACTAGGCGGTAGCGGTGCGAGCTGGTCGGTGCCTGGACAGTGACCTCGGCCAAAGCGGGGAGCACCAGGAGGAACTCTTCCACCGCGGGGAACATAGCTCCCAACCACGGCCCCCACGAACCATCATCGGCGTGGAACTCACTGCACTCCAGTCGCCGCCCGTCGCTCATTTGTCGGCCTCGGGCTTAGCCCCCACGGTCGCGTAGCACGCCGCACACTGGTTGCCGATGCGCCGGTTCACGGGATGGCGACAGGGTTCACGGCGGACCTCGGCTAGATCAGCAGCGGCCTTCTTGACCGGAGCGGACTCTCGAACTGAGGACTTGGCCTTCCTGAACTTGGCCTCAGCCCTGCTGCTGGCGAACCCCGGGTTGACGGGAGGGGTCGGGGTGGCTTTGCGGGGCGGGGGCACCTCAATGGGCGTAGTGTCCCCGATGGCCTCTCGGAGAGCCGCCTGGCAGATCACCGACACCGAGGCCAGCCCGGCCCCCTTGACCCGTTCGTAGAGCTTGTCGGGGAGGTAAATGTTCACCCTTGCCATGCCAGAGCCTTTCGGGCCTCGTTCCCTCGGATCACGTTCACCGAGTGGGTCACGACCTCCAAGTGGGAGGGGTTTCACACAATGGCGTACCCGACACAGGTGGTCCAACTCCATGCCCTCGGGTACCGGCCCGACCACTCGTAAGACAACCGGTGCGCGATGACCATCTGAGCCCCACGACCGCCTCCCCCGATCCGTCCGTAGCCACATTGATTGCGAACGGCCATCCAGAGCCAGCACCGGCCGAGATGAGGGGCATAGGTCGGCGGAGGGCCTAGCCGATCAACCTTAGGCCAGAACCGATCTGGCAGGGGTGTGAGAGCACGAGGCATGTGTACATGGTAGCAGTGTGTATGGGGATACACAAAAGACCCCGCACCCGAGGTCACGATGGAACGCTGTTAGCGCGCGTGCCCTTGAAGCTCGTTGGAGGCTTTTTGGCTTGACCGACTCCCGTTTGTGCTGGTCACAGGCTGTTTGTTGTCCTGGAGTGCTAACTATCGGAGATCAGCGGCCCGTCGTGTTCATCCTGGCTGCTCATGGCACACGCCCAGCTTGCGCGCCCCCTGTCTTTGTCCATCATTGTCTATTTGTTCTGTCTTGTCCAGTCTTATCTTTGTTTGTCCAGTCCCGGCTTCGCCTCAGCGTGCTTTTGAGCTCTCACGCTTGGTGACTACAGGTAGGCAAGTCAAAGGCTGCAAACAAGGGCGGCCGAGACTCGCTCAGCGTTCTCCGGGCGCACTGTCCACCAATGAGCAGGCCAAACTACACGTTTGTAAGTCCCTGTACAAGCATGGTGGCTTTGGCGTGGTGCTGCTCTCTTCTATCTGTACACACAAACACTTGACTATCGCCCATGGTGAGCGTACAATATGAGTTGTGAGCAGTACCCCTACGAACGAAAGGCACAACATGGCCGAGACCAGCACAAACGTGTTTTCGCCCGATGATCTTAGCTTCATTAGGGCCCACGCCAAAGCCTACGCTGGGCACCATCCCCTAGCCGACGAGTACGCGGCTTGGTATGTCGAGAACTACGCTACGGAAGACGCCGACTGGCAGTATTTGCCGGCGCACTCGAGCGCTTGGCTGTTGTGGCAGGATGCGCGCAATGTCTAACCTCACCATCTCGGCCCCCACCTTCCGCCGTCTTCCCCGCGACCCCGGTTGGGTACGGTATGACCCTTACGAGACCCAACACGACGGCACGGTGCTGATCACGGTGCATGTTGCCCACGGACAAGACAAGAGCCCACGTTGGGACACTCTCAACCATTACGAGCCCACCTGCGGTTGGTGCTGGCTTGGGTACACACACTCAGAAGCTGCACATCAGGCAGACCTACCAGCTAGCGCCTAGCGCGTCTCCCTCGGTGGCGGCCGAGGGTTTCGCGGTAGGCAACTACCGAAACCACTACCCTACGGAGGTCACAAAATGAGCACTACCAGCACCGACACCAAGCCAACGCTAACGGATGCCGAATGGTCGCAAATCGGTCTATGGCGGAAGATAGCGCGCACGTACCGACATGGTGGATGTGGGCGCGAGCACCATCGGGCCATCGGCTGCGACATCGTTTGCCTGTATGCCCACGGCACCGATGATCACAGCCTACGCGAGCCCTGGCACCCTAGCTACCAACGGCACACAACCGAGGCCAACAACGCGGTTGTCGATCGTCTATGCGACGAAATAATGAGCGCCATCCCCAAGGTACGCGCTAGCGCCTAGCTGGTCTAGCAGGGACTCGTGCCCTGCTTTTCCAGGTATGCACCTAGCACCGACACCCCTACGAAGACAAGGAGCCGACAAGATGACCCTGACCAGCACTAAGACCCTCAAGAGCGTATGCGACGTGCGCGGCGGCGTTCACTCAACCGCAACCTACGGAGCCGAGAATATCCCTGAGAACTTCCGCGACTCTGACCCTTGGACCGTGCAGCTTCGCTACCAGGGTCGGTCTATGACTGTCCCATTCTTCATGGGGCCGGCGCTATGCCGCGAACCAAGCACCAAAGACGTTCTTGAGTGCCTGTTGAGCGATGCGAGCTTCACCGAGAATTGCCGAGACGAGTACGACCTAGCCGAAGAGCTCGGCGAGCAGGTCACACGCGCCAGCCGCGCCACTTGGCTACAGATGGTCAAGAACGCCGGCAAGCTCCACAACCTGCTAGGCGACGATTACCGGCACTTCATGTACGACCTGGAACGCTAGCTTCCCGGCCTAGCGTTGCGCTCACAGATCGGGCGCTAGGCGCGCTGTACCCAAACCCCTACGAAACGAGGACCCCGAATGAAGCTCACCGACGCGGGACGAATAGCCCGCGAGATGCTCGCGCTGGACAGGGCCAAGGCAGCCCAGATGACGGACGCGCAGCTAGCTTGCAACATCTCCACCTATCGCAGCTCATCAGCCGGCACGGCTAACTATTACTGGCGCGAGGTCTGCCTGGCCGAGCAAGCCAAGCGCGCCGAGGTGGCCTGAGATGGCCCGCAAGTGGGCGACAGCCCGCGACCTAGGTGACCCCATAGCCGACCCATCGCGGCGCGGCGAGATGCTTTACAACCCGCGGACAGGCGAGGAGTACAGCGCCAACCGCTCCGACTACTTTATGACCCCTGACCAGCACGTATTTACTGGCTTCGTACTAGCTCGCCGCGTCACCACCCATGTTCGGGTGGCTTGACATGCCCGGCCGCGCTCTACTCGCAGTCGCGGGGCTCCTAGCGCTCGCGCTCACCCCCATACCCCCGTTCAACGCGACGCCTCAGAGCTGCGCCACCTACTGGAGCCAAGCTCCGGTGCCGGGCCCGTCGCAAGCGTGCAACGCGCTAGCACTGAGCAGCGAGAACAGAGGGAGCTAGCACACCGGAGCAGCTAGGCCCGACCTAGGACTGCTCCGGCGCAATCAAGTAAGCAACGCGACAATAGCTCGCAAACGCGACTGCCGCTCGCAAGCTAGTTCACCACGCGAAAGAGGCCCCCCAGCACCTAGCCGAGGGGCCTCAGTAACTCGTAGCGTTGACCGGCGAAGGGCTGGTCCAAGAGGCATCACCTCACCCTCGCGCTCGGTAGCTCGCCGCGTCGGCAAAGTCTTTCGATCTCACGCGACTCACGCTCGGCCTTAGCTCGAGCCTTGGCCTCCTGTTGCTCAAAGAACTCGGCCATGTGGACATAGAAGACCTGCCTGTCGGCCCCAGGATCGCCGCTGGTCGGGTGTACCAAGCGCCATGAGCAGAGGTGAAGGTAACACCGCGGGCAGCACCCTGAGCGCTTCCTGTCGGAGCCTATCCCTGTGATCGAAGCGGCGCAGGATGGTACCTCGCAGTTCGTGAGGGTGCTCTGTCGGCCGACGAAGCGAGCCGCGCTACCCATGACCAGATCAATCTTGGCGGCCACCACTTCTAAGGCTCTAAGTGCCACTCCAAGCTCTTTGAGCCCGTCAACGACACCATCACCAATCGGGTCGGCCCAACGTCTTCCACTTCCCCCACAAGCTCGGCACTTGCCGCGCGTCCCATACTTGCCCGTCCCCTGACAAGCTCGGCACACGTCGGCTACTCGCGCGTTGCCGGCAGCCTCTACGCTCGTCCACTCGCCCGTCCCGTGCCCACCTACCCCGCTCGGCTCGAGCGCTGTCTTGTTCGCGTACCCGTCAACCGCCGATCCCACCTCACCGCGGCGCATGAACTCAAACAGCACGGTAGGGGTGCCTTTGCCGGCCCAAGGTGCCAAGAGGTGTTCAACGGTCTCGTTGGCTCGCTTGATGCGGCGCTCGAGGTCGTCGGTTCGGCGGCTCACTTGACCGCCTCGGTGGCTGCCTGCTGGGCGACGCGAAGCGCCTGTAAGTCACCGTAGCCACCATTCCAAGCGTCCAGTGCGTTCCACACCAAGGCTGCCAGGTACTTAGGAACTCGTCGCCAGTGCGGGCCACACATCAGGTAACCGGGCTGGACCTTGCAGCCGCAAACCGTGCAGTGCCCCTCGCCTGGCATGTAGCCGCCGTAAGCCCACACAGTCTCATCAAAAAGGCTCATGCTGGCTGGTACTCATAACAGTCGTACTGAACTCCGACCTTGAACGGGCTGTCCTCTGGGTGCCAGTCCTTGTCGACTACAAGGCGAACTAGGTGCGTGCCGCTCTTGGTCACTTCCACTAGGCGACGAACCTCAAAGAGCACGTCACCTAGAGCCTCTACCTTGGCGTAGGTGGGCTGCTGCGGTGCCTCTTGGGCTGGGATGATTGAATCACGTACCCGGCGCAGAGCAGCCTTGCGGGCGAACTCGTAGCTATCCGTACACATGATGCGCCGAGGTGGGTGGGCACTGGTAGCGATGCTCATCTCAAAGGGTTGCTCGTCGCTCACTGCCCAGCGATCCTAACCCCGTCCCGGGGGCCGCTCTGCGCGGACTCGATGCTCAAGCCGATGACCTCTCCAACCGCTTCCATGATCGCATGGTGGGCGAACTCGACGTAAGACGTGCCGAGGATGCGACAAGCCTCGCGGAGCTTGACCATCTCGGCCTCGCTGAACTGGAGCGTGCGGTTGGTCACGAGGCTTGAGAGAGCCACTGGCTCACCGCTGACCTCGTAACACCTAACTCGTCGGCGACCACCTGTTGCTTCACACCGAGGAAGCTCAAAAGACGGAGGGCGTCAAGGAACCTCTTGCGGTGCTCCAGGTACTCAGCGCCGGGTTTGATGTTGCCGCGAACGGAGAACCTTCTCATGCCCGCGTGGGCCCGCTTGGCAGCACGTAGCGCCGTGCGAGCCCCTCGCGGTAGCTCAGTCAGGGTCGGGGGCTGATTCAAGTCGGAAGACACCCTTGGCCTGTTCGTTGGCGACGCGCTCAGCCTCGCGGAACTCCGCTAGCCGAGCCTTCTGGCGCTCAACCGCGGCGCGGATGATGTCGTCATCCAAGAAGAGGCCGGTCTCCGCGTCGAAGATGTGCCGACGGGTGGCGCCGAGCGCATGGTCCTTCTTGTCGCGCCAAGGGTGGTGGACATCGGTGCATTCCACCTCAAGCACCAGGAAGCGGCGCTCGCCCTTGTGGACCACGAACGGAGCGAAGTGCATCTCCTCACTCAAACCGTCCCCCGTTTTCCGAACGACGGCACTGGCCCCCTTCACCTCGATCCCCTCGAAGTCGTAGGGATACTCCCCGGTAGCCGAGGATGCTGCTTTGGCTTTAGGCATTGGTTCCCTTTCGTTGGTTTAGCTAGCTTACTCGGCCAACAACTCGGCCAACAACGACAGCGGCATGGTGGCGTAGGCGTCAGCGGTCGAGTGCATCTTGCGCTTATGAACCACAACCCACCGTGTCACCTTGTCATTGGCCGCTTCGGTGGCAGCCTCCTTGCACCATTCGGCCAGCTTCATGCTGGCGACGTTCTTGATCTCAATCACGACCCCTGGTATGCCAGTCACGTCTCCGCAGTCACGGGCACCCTTCATCGCTCGGCGCTCCGCGAACGGGTGGCCGTGAGCGACAAGGTAGTTCACGACCTCAGTCTCGAAGCGTGTGCCCTTGGCCTTGGACGCGCTCACTCGGGGTGCTCCTCATCCTTGTCCCAAACCCAGTCGCCCATGTCCTCCTCGCAAGTCACCGTCATGGCCTTGCGCTTGCCTGGTAGAACGTAGAAGTTCACGCAGAGGCGTCGCTTGTCGTCGGCGGAATAAATGCCCATCCACCAAGATCGTTCGCTCATCTGCTCAAGATGGACCGTCACCCCGTAGGCGACGATCTCATCCACCTCTTTGCGCCCGGGGTTCCAAAGGATGCGGTCGGCGGTCACCTAGAGCCCCAGCATCGCACTACAAGCCGGCCACTGGCCCCAGCCTGAGATTGCCTGGTCGCGCTCAGCAGCCTGGTCCTGCATCCAAGGGGGAGCCTCGTTTGGGTAGCCTGAGTAACCGAGGGACCACCACGTAGACGGCAGAAATTGGTACGCGCCGTAGAACCCGTTCCCTGTGTCCTCGGCGTAGTTGTCACTGGACTCGCACTCGCGGAGCTCAAGCCAAACTCCCCCTGTTGTGCTCTGCGACGAGGCGAGCTCGACGGGCCTTGCGGGCTGCGTCGTCGGCACGCTCCGCGTCGTCGCTGAAGAGGGCGTTGTCGGGGTGGTGGAGGACTTCGGGGGGAGGCTTGTAGTGGTAGGCGTCGTCGAACTCGCCGGGAAGGGGGTCGTAGCCGGGAATGACCCAGGTTGGTGACTGAGGGGTGGGGGGAGCTGGATCGGCCCCAGCGCGGAGCGCATCGGTGGAGGGGGCGTGGACAGTCTCAAGGTGAGGACCGCCACAGATGGGGCAGGGGAGGCCAGAGGTGCCCTCAAGGGCATAACCGAAGCCTGCGAGGAAATCAACGCGGCGAGGACCATCGCCGCCCACCGTGTCAGCAGTCACTCCGTCCTCCCATCTGCCGGCACCCATCGAAAATGGCGCGACCTCCTAGTTGGGGCGGGGTCTGGGTCGCAATTGTGGGGGTCATGTTCATCTCGCTTTCGCGTCTAAGAGGCCGCGACACGGCCACTGGTTTTCTCCCGAAGGGAGGGGGTCCTTACCTTGACCTACCAAGTAAGCCGAGAATTGCGTGAACCACTCTTGGTGCCAACCTTCTTGCAGGTGCGTGAGCAGTTCAGGGTCGGCGTTGGCTACCTCGGGGTACTTCTTGGCCTGGGCGAAGGCCACGAGGGCGGCAGCGGTAGCGTCGGCGGCGGCGGTGTGTGCTTCGGTGAGCTTCACCCCGTAGTGCTCAGTCACGGCGGTGAGCTTCCTCGAACCACGCCGGTAGCGGTCAACATGACGGTCAATCACCAAGGGGTCAATGACCATGCCTTCCCACTTCTCGCCTATCATCGGACCACCGAATAAGCGCTGGTAGTTGGCTTGAAGCACACTTAAATCGTAGCTGGCGTTGTAGATCACCAGCGGGCAACGGGCAGACACGGCCTTCTCAAGAGCCCTAGCAATGCCGCTGATCGTCGCTTCCAAGGAGCCGCCGCGCTCGCGAACCATGTCATCGGTGATTTGGTGGATCGCGGTGCTTTCAGGTGGGATGGGGATGCCGGGATCACATAACCCATGACGTACACGGGTGACCGCTCCGTCGTTTAGCTCCACAAGCGCAAAAGAGACCGGGATCGCCTCGTCAGGAACCGCCGACGTGGCCTCTAGGTCAACCGCTAAGCACCTCTCGGTTGCCCATGTCATCGGATTGGTACTTCCGTTGCCCCTAGGAGCCCCGCAAACGGTCGGGGGCTACCTGAGTGCCTCCTGGGGCTTTTAGAGGCTCCTAGGGGCACTGAGGGGGCCGGCTGCGCCCAGGTCACGGCTTGGCCAATCGTACGCGAGCACTATGGGCTGTGATCGCCCTGGCACCGCGCCACGTCCGGCACCGCTCCTTCGGGCGGGCATTGCAACGAGGGCACTTGACGCGCAATTCGCAGTAGTCCAGGTGGTTGATCCGAGCCCTCTCGTAGAGCGGCGCGCCACACCAAGGGCACTCGCCAGTTACGGGCCACGTAGGGTCAATGGTCACGCGCTCACCCGGTTCCTAGCGCGCTCGCGCTCCCTTCGGATCTCACGGCGCTCCAATGGGCTGAAACCACCCCACAGACCGAACTCGCTGGCCGTGGCCAAGGCATGAGCCAAGCAGGGCCCGTCAGGCCCAGAGAAGGGGCAGGTGGCACAAATCTTGCGCGCCTCGGGGTAGTCATAACCGAGCATGGCCTGCTTGGTGTTCATGGCCCTCAGATCGTCCGAGAAGAAGGGGCGAGGGTTGCGGCGACAGGGAGCTGCACTCATCCAAGGGGCAGCCGCGAGTTCAAAGGCGAGCCGGCCGAGCTGGGGGACACCAGTCGTCCAGGTCACCGGTTGACGGCCTTCTTGAGCTGGCGGATGATCCGTGCGCGCCCGCGCCGGGTTGTTGGGAGGTCAAAGCGATGGGCGTTACGGCCCGCGGAATCAGGCCACTCCACGGTGACACTCTTGACTCCGACGATCATCCCAGCCGCTAGGAGAGCGTCCTCAAACTTGGCCCTAGTCAGGCACTCGTCCTCAACGACGAGTTTGATCATGTCGTCCATGCGCTTCACCTGTTCCGCGGTCACAGCGCGTGCCTCCCCCTTCGCCCACGGACGATAACCGTGTCCTCGCCGTGGAACCGGATCGGACAACCCACCTCGGCCAGCCTCTTGGCAGCGCGGTGCTTGCCGTGGATCACTACCAGGGCCTCCATGACCGCCGTCCACTCCAAGGCCTGAGCCGCTAGTTCGATGGCGTCAGGTTGCGTGCCGATGTCCTCAATCTTGACAAACGGGGCGACGTAACGACCCCGACCCGCGTAGTCGGTCACTCGCACCTTCCCGAGGTTGCTCATAGCGCGTTTGGGCTGGTAGTCGTGACTACCACCCCACTCATATCGCGACCCACCGTTCGTAGATCCGCTCGCCCTCGGCGATCTGGTGCTCTAGTTGCTCAATCGCCTGTGCCACCCTGATTGGGTTGCCTCGGACACCCTCAGTCCATTGGCTCCAGTCAGGGCCATTCGCTTTAGCTTCCTCTACCAGATCGCGGAGGAACGCGATCTTGGCGGGTAAGTCCTCAATCTTCGGCGCGCTCATATCCCAAGCCTCCGCGCGTTCCGCCGCCTCTTGCGCCACCTGACCAGGCGCGGCCTGACGTAGATGGGCCAGCCCGCGTAGAACAGCAGGCCGAGAAGGAGGGCGACGACCAACCACACTGGGATGAACAGGGTCGCTTCGGAGGCGGTCACGACACGCCCTCCAAGACGGGCAGGGTCAGTTCGGGTAACTCGGTGATGTCTGTGCGGCAAGGCTGGAGGACTGCGACGGTCTCGCCCTTGACGACGATGTAGGCGGGAGCTAGCGGCCCTTCCATGTGCCACTCGCCACCGAGAGCCTGTAGGCGGTCCACGTACTCGCGGTTGAACGCGGCCACCTCGTCCTCGTGGGTGAAGAACGTGTAGAGCAGGTCGTGGCGCCCAGCCTCGGCAAGGAAGCGCGATCGCGCCCAGACTTTGAGAGGAATGGGGGCGTGGACAATCTGACCTGCCGACTCAACAGACTTCTTTAGACCCGAATCGGGCCAGGCCATGAGGGTCTCGCTGTCAAGCACGGCGCGGAGCCGAGCGGCAACGAAGGGGCGGGGGACATCAAGGACCCACCCGAAGGTGGTGAGTTGATCGGCCCGCATCATCCAGACATGACCTCGGTCAACCAACCAGCCGCGGTCACCAACTGGGAGCAAGAAACCCTCATGGAGGCACTCCTGGGGGTGGTACTCGTCATTGAACATGGTGTCCTCGTTTCGTAGGGGTTTGTAAAGCTAGCTTACTCGCCCACGTTAGAGAGTCAAGGCTTTAGCGATCAACGGGTGGGCATGGACCCAATCGTGGCAGCCACGGCACAGGCAAACCGCCTGGGAAGGGTCAGTTGGGTCCGCACCTTGAGAGCGGTGGCCGGGTTCGTGAACGTCCAGCGGGCCCCAACAGGGGCGGGGGGGGACGACGGTAATCCAAGGCCACCCCTCGGGGTTCCAGCGAGACGGAAGAACACAACCCTTGTCCCTCGCCAGCACTATCTCCACGCACTTGCGGCGCGCCGGGAGTGACGCGCGGCGCTTGGCTGACATTGGGCGCAGCGGGGAACTACGGGACAACGGGGATCGCTTCACCCTCGTACCTTTCTACGGTCATGTAGAGGGGACCGACGCGCTCTAAGGCGAGGTTGGCGTTGCGTTCGTCTAGGTCAATGCCGATTGAGCTGCGGCCGTTGCCTTGTGCCATTGCGAGTGTCGTGCCTGAGCCGGCGAACGGGTCGAGGACCATGCCAGGGCGCCACGCGTTGTGGCCGCAGTCCGTCCAGCCGACCGTTTCGTACTGGGCGCTCTTTATGTGCGGGACGCCGAGCGGCTGGCCTCCGTGGTTTGAGCGATCGCCAGCGGCGGCTTTCGGACGACCGTCGCTGCGATCGGCCCACGACTCACCAAGCATGTCGGCATAACCCTCGGCGGCTTGCGTGATGCGCCGACTGGGCTGGCCGCACTCCTGGCAAACCTTCGTCGGGCACATGAGCAGCACCACCCGCCGAGCCAGTTCGTCAGGGAACGTCGCGTAGTGGGAGCCGGCGTAGGGCTGGGTGCTTATCTCCCAGTAGTCGAGCAGGGGGGCGCCAGCGGGGTTGGACATGCCTGTTGTCTCGCTACGCGGTTCGCCCACAATCGAACCGTCGTTTTTTCGACTAGAGCCCTTGTTGACCATCGCCGTACCGACTGCGTGCGGGCCCCCGATGTGGGGGTGGCGCACGGCGTCCATGTCGAACCACCGGTCCCGCGCCTTGGTCGCGACGGTCAGGTAGCTCGTAGCGGGCCTGCATTTGTCGCTCAGCGCCCCTACTGGCGGGTTGGGGCGGCACCAGGCGATTACGTTGCGCACGCGCCAGCGGGCGGTTGTGCGGCCGTTGAGCGGGTTTAGGCCGTAGGAGAGGGCGACGGAGAACAGTTCGGGAATAAGGCACAGGGACTTGTCGAGGGGCCACGCGTCTGGCTGTCGGTTCTTCTGCCGCCAGTGAGCGGCATTACCCTCGCGTTGACGCTCTGCCGAACCACCGAAACCGGGCTGGCCTTCCCGCATACCACCCTCGAGGTAGTCCCCGCCACCACCTCCTGAGCCGCTGTAGGTGTCGCCCAGCTCGAACACGAGCGAGCCGTGCGGCGCCAGCACTCGAGCGCACTCCTCTACCACGTCGAGCATGGTGTCAATGAACTCGGCCGGCGTCGCTTCGGAGCCAATCTCTTTAGCCTTGTCGGGGTGCCCAGACGGTAGGTAGCTCCTGAGCGCCAAGAACGGTGGACTGGTGAACACGAGGTCCACAGAGGCGTCAGGGAGGGTCTTGAGGACATCGAACACGTCCCCGACGATGTAGCGCGTGTCAGGCATCGCCCCGCCCACGCGAGCCGAACCGGACGGGCCTAAAGCGCGCATGGAGAGTCCCACGCTTGCCGTCCTCGAAGTCCACCAGACCCCTGTCCCGCGCGTTCAGGAGCCTCTCGTACGCGGAGCTTTTGGAGATGCGGAGCGCGTAGGCCACAGCTGGCAGGGTCGGATGTTCAAGGGCTAGGACGGCCAAGAGGGTAGCGGCCTGCTCGCCGGGGACCGAGCCGGGGGGGCGGCGCATCAGACCCTCAGAGCGTTGGCTAGGGGGCCGGTGGACGCTGCGATGGTCTTTTGGACCTCGCCCAGCCAGAACAAACGGCGCTCGGGAAAGGTAGGGGTGTCGTTGTGCGCGATCCGCTGTCCCTTGTAGCGCAGCTCAATCAGGACGTTGCGGATGTCCTCGCGGCCGGGGTCCAGTTCTCCGTTCGTGTTGAGCTGCTCGTTGTAGGCCGCTCGCGCGTCCACGGCGTTCTTGAAGTGCCGAGGCTTCTGGGCGTAGAAGGTCCACGCGCCGTCGCGCTCTTGGTCCCAGGAGACAATGAGGTCGTAGGCCGCGGCTACGCGCTCCATCGCTGCCTCCGATGTTCCTCAACAAGCTCATCGAACGAGATCCCACGACGAGCCATCTCCTCCTCCTCGCGGAGGGTCGGGATGATCGTAGGCCCAGCACGGACTGGCGCGGGCCCACTCCCGCGACGCTTTGTCAGGGTCATTTCCAAGCACGCGGTCGTGTAGGTGGGGGCCTGCATCAGGGCGTCGGCTACCTCATCATCTGACCAACCTGCCGCCAAGAGGCGGATCACCAACCCTTGCGCGGCGATGAACGGGGTAGCCGGCTTGGGGTCGCGTGTCTCGTAGACAGGTTTCAAGATCTTCTGGGCGCGGACAACCTGAGGATCGGGCAGTGAAGGTGTTGA